ACACTTCTTTCTTTTAAAGGTTTTACAGTAGCATGTATTTCTCTTAAGGTTGCTGGAGTGTTAGAAGTTATTGATGGATTACTTTTTGGAGGATACAAATTAGTTATTTCTTGTGGAAATCTAGAAGCAAAAAATCCAAACTTTGTTCCAACGGTAATGTCATTAGGTATTGTTGGCCTTTGTCTCATACCAGTAATGTGATTAACCGCAGGTGCTGCCCAACCATTTGCTGATGGGTTAGTGGTTTCGTCATATTCTGTACCAGGAATTTTCCATCCAGTTATCTCAACGTTATTTATAAATGCTAACAAAGAATTTTTTGGTGATGCAGTTGTTGCATCTTCTCCATCTTTGCCATCTGTTAAGTAGTGAGCAACCTTTAAATTAAAACATTGATCTATATCATAAGAAAAAGTAGTTGTATCTCCAGTAACAGTTTCCTTTAATACTTTAGCAAAATTATTAACAATGCTAACGCACTCAGCAGTAACATCTGCCCAGCCTGTAACTATTCCTAAATCATTATATATAATAAGGCTGTAATCATATTTTTGTGGACTATACAAGTTTCCTGTTTTTGGATTAACCCTACTGTATCTAGCAAGTTCTATAAAGTATGATCCTGAACTATCACTTGTGCTTGCCATATTAAAAAATAAACCCGCTGCTGCGCCACCTTCTTCAGTAAATTTAAACTTAACAGAATAAGTTTTATATCCAATATCTACCTCTGATGTTGGATATACTAAAGATTTATTAGTAGATACAGCACCTACTGCAACAGATTTTACTTCTGGCATCTTTGGATAAGCAGTTTTAGTACTAACAATTGAGGTATTAGATGAAGAACTATATGTTTGAAGGTTTAAAGTCAAAGATTTTTCTGATAAACCCTTACTTGCCAGTGTTGTTATTTTTATATGATCCCTAGGAACAGTTCCAAATAAACCACGCTCTACATTAGTTATTTTGCCAGTAGGGGTTATCATAACATCATAATCTGCAGAAATATATGCCTCTCCTCCTGATACATATGTTCCTGTTGCTTTCCCTGACACTTTAAATGATGTTGTAGTTCTTTCGCTAACAATGCCCTGAACATTATAGACAGATGGAACAACTCCAGTAATCATTACCTTATCTCCATCTTTAAAAGTATTTGTTGATGTATAAGTAATCTTAGTTCCATTTCCAGAAGCAGATGTTATTGTGGCTGTTGATATTCTAAGACCAACACCTTGTTCTTTAATAAATCTATCTATCTCTGAAGTTAAATTAATATTATTTTTAATAGATACAGATCTTTCGTCAGATCCATCAAGACGTGACAGATCGTACTCCTTATATGCAAAAGAAACAATTTCATTGTCAATAAATGCAAAACCATCATTACTCATATTAAATGTATGGAAAATATCTAGTAAATCATTATTATTGAGTTTAAAAGTGTTGGAGTTTTTAAGCATGTCTTCATCAAGATAATTAAATCCAACAGAATCAACAGTTTGCTGACTCCAAACAACATCATTTGAAGTTGTGTATATAAAAGAAGGTGAATTCTTTATAGCATCATCTGTTACATTTTGAAGAGATGGCGACTGCTTAATTTTTGGTGTTTGATATCTTAAAGAAATTCTTCCTGGTTTAGCATTATTTGATATATTAAAGCCCTTCTCCATAATATCTCCATCAACCAAAGAAATGTCAGATCCTGAAGATGAAAGTATGTCCTGCAAACTTAAAAACTTCATAACTCCATACTCATCAATATATGCGCCAACTTGATAAGCTATAAATAATTCATTTAAACATTCCATAATAGTTGAATCTTTAGAATTACAATAATAATAATAAAGATTTACTGGGGATTTTGAGCTGTCAAATATTCTATAAAGAGAGTCATAGTCATAATCTGTAAATCCAGATAAGTCTAGGATGTTTGTTATAATATCAAATGGCCTTTTTAAATTTACAACATAGTCTGCTACTGGTATTGATTGCAAATACCTAGAAACATCAAAACACTGAACTGTAATATTTTGAATATCGTTTTCAGTCCAAGAGTCTGAATAGAAAACTCCGCCAGGTATATAGGTGCTTGATGTTGTACTTGATCCTGATGTTGAGTATGATGCAAGATTAAAATTAATATAAAATTTAATATTTTTTCTTAGCATATTTGCTAATATTGTAGATGATTGATTGCTTTGGCTAGAAAAGATTGGGACTATTGTTGATCCAATCATAGCTGGTATTCCAGATAAAGTAATTTGAGCATCATTAGTGTTTAGAGAAGAAATTGGTAGTAAGTCATTATCTCCATCTAAAGATTTATTGAGAGATACAGACTCAACAAAATCTGTTAAATCAATCTCAAGTCTTGGTGATAGTTCAATTAAGTGCATTCTTTGTAAGTCTGAACCAATATTGGTTGACGTATTTGATGAACCATTTAATGAACTAACTGCTGATTTTATACTACAAGATGTTTGATCTACTGATATTTTTTTTACATTTACTGAAAGAGAGAGTTCTCCAGAAGAATTAAACTTTGGCATTGTTCCCCATTTATCAGTACTCCAAGAAGATCCTGTCCAATATAAAATAACAACCCCGTTACTGTTGACAACTATTGATTGAGAACTTGTTGATTCAGTGCCACCAGAGATAGTGGTTATAGCAACGCTAACTGTTGGAATAGTCATTAATGTATTAAATTTTAAAACTATTTTATTTGTTGTTATTACTTTTTCATAAATGGCTGTAATAGTTCTTGATGTAGCATCTGATACAAAATATTTATATGGAGATATGTCTGTTGGTAAAGCATTTTTGATAACAGGTATTGAAGGCGAAGGTAAATAAAACTTAGGGTTTTGAATAATTGAACTTATTGGCATATACTTGTTGCCATAGAATCCTCCACTAAGTGTTTCGCTAGCAAGAATTTTTGAAGATATTCTTCTATAATTTTCTGGGAAGGTAGAGTTAGTGTCTCCTGACCCTACGTATGACTCACCTGGTCTAAAATATGTAAATGGTATTTCTGTTGGAAATAAAGAGTGGTTTTGATAATCAAAGTAGGTAGTAGCATATACTTCAGGTACTGTAAAATATACCGTTGGATTATTCTCTTCACCGCTTATAGAGTTAGCTGTGATGGTGTATACAAAGCCTGCAAAGGTGTTATCAGCGCTTTGGGAACCCACATAGGTAATAACCTTGGTCCATCCTAAAGAGTCTGCTTCAACCTGCTCAGAGCCATATTGAACGTCTGTTCCTATTCCTGATGCATTAATCATTACTGGGATGGAGCTACTAGTCTTTATATATGTAATTATTTTATATGCAGAACTAGATCCATCTGATACTGTGTATGATCTTTCACCAGTACCGTCAGACATGGCAAAACTTTTAGTAGTAAAGTTAGGCTTAGCTCCAGATGTTACATCAGTTGGTAGGGGAGATATTGGAGTTACAGTTATTTTTGTACCATTTCCAGCGGTAGTAATGTATGGAGAATTAAATAAATTATGATTCCACTCTGCAGAAACTACTGGTGTCAAAGTGATTGAGTCTGAGCCTGTAAAGACTGAAGAGCTGACATTACTTAGCATTAGATCTCCGTAAAGTCAATGGTCATGTCAACGTAATCTGACAACCTTGTTCTGTTAATAATGCTTTTATTAAAAGATTGTATAAAAACATTATATACCTTAAACCCAGTTTGTGCTGTAGCAAATGTTCCAGTAGGGAGTGTTCCGATTGATGGGTCTGGATCAAGTTCAGAACTTACTATCTTTAGGTGTATTGGAATTCCAGCATTGGCTTTATAAAATGATTCAAGCCAAGCTGCACTATAATTTAAGTCAGCTGTTTCAGATGTTTTTGATGGAACATATGACCAAGAAACTGATATGTTATTTTTTTGAGCAACAACATATTTTCTCATTTTACCATTAGCCATTCTTGCCTGGCTTTCAATAATAAATGGAGTTATTTCAATTGGATTTCTGTTGTGATCTGTAAGTTTTTGCCATGGCCCATTAGCACCAGTTAAGGACAACTGTATTCCAGCTTCAATTAAATACGCCATTACAAACCAACCTTATTACTCTTATTATTCTTGCTTACTTCAAGTTTTAGCTTTCTTATAACTTCATTTGCTACGCCTTCGGCATTTGCATTATTACTTGTTACAGGCATATTTATATTATACACTGTACTGCCAGAGTTTGTGCTAACTGTTGCACTACCGTTATTAATTGCATCCATTGTCTTAACACCATAATCTTTTACAGATGATGCATTTACGACATATTCTCCATTTGAAACTCTAATTGATCCTCCACCAGCATAACCAAGTGTTGCTCTGATTGAGTCTGACTTTCCAGTTCCTGGTCCTTTTATAAGTCCACCCATTGCATACTTTTTAACTAATCCACCTTTTGCTTTTTGATCAACTTTGAGTGTTTTACCATCAAACCCAGTAATTATAAATTTTCCACCAACCAAAGATTCTAGTTCGGACCTGTAACGCTGAGCTGATTTTTGTCCATAAGGAGCCATAAATTTTTTATCAGGGAACATCTTTGATGTAGGAGTAACTTTTCTTCCAAATAAAGATGCCTCTAGTAACAGCGAAGAGTATGGACCACTTCCATAGCCAGGAGCAAAGAAACTTGCTATACCCTTATCAGATGAAAACGATGCCCTTCGCATTATAAAGTCTTTGCCTAGTAGTGCAGAGAAGTCTCCAGTTTCTCTAGCTTTTTGAATAGCTTCAACTATGTGCTTTGGAAGTGTGTCTGCTACAGATTGAGAAGTCATTCCTCTATATAACTTACCTCTATAAGGTGTAGCTACAGATTTAAAAAGTGACTGAATACTTAGTGGATGAGAATTTAATCTATTTTTAGCTTCATACTGCATTCTAGCAAGTACTGCTTTGTCTCCTGCCATATATCTTTCAATTAGATATCTAGGATCATTAGAGAACTGTGGTGAAATTCCTACTAGTTGCTTGCCGCCTCTTTTAGAAGGTATGCTGTATGAAAGGCTTCTACGTACTCCCTCTGATCCAATATCTGCTTTACCAATAAATAGTGGACCATGCAGAGGATCTGTATTTGTCCAATCATACTTTTCAGTTGCAGGTGAATAAGGACTTGGCTTTGTCCATTTTGATGTTAACTTCTCTATTTTAGATGCAGATAGTGCTGGTGCAGTTTTTCCTAAGCCAATGCCCATAAAATTAAGTGGCATTAATGCTGCACTAAGACTATCTCCTTTTCTTCCTTGTCCAGCAAACTTTCTAAGCATTGCAACAACACCAAGAGGATCTCCACCGATTGGTGATTCATCATGAGCTTTTGTTAAGTTAGCAACATATCTTTGGAAAGCATTTTGTTTTTTACCATACTTTGGTCTTGATGCAAGTCCACCGTCTTTATATCCAAGTTCTTTAGTCATTACTCCAGCTGCATTTGAGAATGCTAACCACTTTGCATACATAATATCTTCAGGCGCTCTTCCAGAACTTACCCTGTTCATTATTCCACCAGTAAGTCCTTGGGCATTCATTAGATCCCCTAGGTTTTCTGGCATAGACTTACCTATTGCTTTAGATAATCCGTAATCTTGCCACTTAAGAGATTTAGGTCCCCTGGTAAAGTCTACATACTTTCCTCTAGGTGCACTAATAATCTGGTTCATTGATCCAAATGATTCTCCCCAGTTGTTTGGAGAGTTATATCCTGATGCATAAAGTCTTGCTTCTGATTTTGAAGTTGTTCCAAAGAATCCCATTCCATAGTGTGGGTCTGTTGACATTGAGCCATCTAGAATGTTTGTGCCTTGTAGATACTCTTCTCCACGGTGTCCTACAGGCTGTGAGCCATGGAAAACTCCAGACTTAATCATAGAGTTAACTTTTCTTTGGTTTAGCATCTGATTAATTTTATTTGGAAGGTAGAAAGCTGACTTTCCTAAGTTACCCATAATCTTTGATCCAAGTCCAGATCCTAAAAGACTTAGTGGTATCTTTGCTGCACCTAAATTGTCACCCTTTTTACCTTGTCCAGAAATAAGTCTTAGAAGGTGTGCTGTTCCAAGCATTTCAGCAAGTGGGCTACCTGATATTGATTTAGACCACTTTTGCATAAATCCATCTTTAGCGCTTCCGCCATCTTTAAATCCTGGAACTAAACCACCGTTTGCAAACCTCCCAGCATTAAGTTCATCAAGTGTGCCTACACCATACTTCTTAACAGATTTTGCTTTAACTACATACTCACCATTTGAAAGTAAAGCTGGGATGGAGTCAGATGTTGCAGTACCAGCACCTCTAATCATTCCACCACTAGCGGCTTTTTTCTTTGGTTTTGTAGCCTTAGATACCTTTGCAGACTCTTCCTTAGTAAGTTTAGCTCCATCCCTAATTGCTTCTGCTCTAGCTCTTAGTCTATCAATTTCAGCATCTTTCTTTCTTAGCTCTGTTTCTTGATCAAATTCCATCTGTACATTTTGTGCCTGCTGTTGAAGAGATGCTGCTCCTATATAATCTCCTGAAATTTTTGCTAATACTGATTGTTTAGCAAGGTCTGCAAGTTCTTGTTGAAGATCTATTTGTCGTTGTGTTTCATCGTTAGCGCTTTGTTGTGCATCACGTTTTTCTTCAAGTCCCTTTATTTCTTTTTCTAGTATATCAAGATATGCCTTTGAAGATGCACTTAAACCATCTACTCCATCCCCATAATCTTTATAATCATCATTACCATTTAAAGCGTCGTCTAGCGCTTTTCTCTGTTCTGCAAGTTTATTAATGTACTCTTTAAAATCTTTGCCTTTCATTAATGAATCTAGTAGCATAGCATCAGTTGCATAACGACGTGCTAATGCTCTCTCACGCTCATCTGGAAATAAATCTGTTCTAAGATCATCAAGATTTTTACCATCAGCAGCCAACATCTCTAAGGCAAGATGCATCATTGTGTAATCAGCAGCTGTTGCTGTTGCAGCCTTTCCACTTTCCTTAATAATACGTTCTATTAATGCAAATCTTTCAATAAGTATGTCGTCTCCACTTGCTTTTATTGCAGCCTGTAATGCTAATATTCCAGTCTTTGCATCAACTGATGATCTACTAAAAGCTTGAAGTCTTTCTTGTATTTGATTAAATGTAAATGCTCCGTTGCTTAAAACTCCGAAGAAAGAAAACATTTGATCTGAAAGAGTCTTGGCGCTGGGGCGTAGCTCGTCGTAATCTTTCGCAAGATCTCCAGTTCGTCCCTCAAGAAAAGCAAAAGATCCACCTGCCTTATTAACTGCGTCACCAACTTTATTAAAGCTTGCTTCTGTAGCTGCTGAGACATCTACTACATCTTTAGAAATAGATTTCCAAACTGCCCCAAACTCATTGGCTTTTCCTGCTGCTACCATAAGTATATATACATACTTTTGAGCATTTTTAGGATCAAGACCACCTATTGATATATCTGTAGTAAGCTTAGATCTAATATTTCCAGTAACTTCGCTTAATGATTGATCTGTTTTAGATATTGATTTAACAAAAATTGCTAATGGATTATCTTCAGGAAGTTTTTTAAGGTCATCAATAATGGCTTGAACTTGTGGAGATAAAAGACCAAACTTATCTCTTAAAGCTATTGAAGCTTTGCTTAGCTCTGTTACTTTTATCTTTGTATCTAAAACCTTATCTCCAAATGCTGTTATCAGGCTATTTGAAATAGTAAAGGCTGATCTATTAGTTTCTCCATATTCTTTTATTTTTGCATTTAGACTAGAAAGTGCACTGGTTAGACCTCCTATAACAGCTCCTGCTGCCATTCCCTTTGGGCCAAAGAACATTCCAAGGTTTGCACCTGTTGTTGCTCCTTGTAACATTCCTTTACCAGCAAAATCTGGGGCCATTGAAAGGCCCATATTTAGTCCTAGAAGGCCCATTCCTCCACCCATGCCAGTCATTCTTCCACCAACATTCTTGGCTGCTCCACCAAGTCTTTGTAATATTGTTTTATTGTTTGTAGGAGGATTGTTTGGGGCTGCAGGATTTGAACTTCCCAAAGGAACAATTGGAAGTATCGTTGCAACTGATTGTGGGGTAGCTCCAATAGGTGCAGGTCCTTGTGGTCTTGTTGCTATTCTTCGTGGTTTTTTACTTTGTCTTTTAAGTTCTTTATCTCTTGCTTCTACATAAGCTACTGCATCACTTTTTCCTTCTTGTGCTGCAGAACCCTGTGGTCTTGTTGCTACTCTACGTGTTCTTCCACTCTGTCTTTTAAGTTCTTTATCTCTTGCTGTTGAATATGCTTTTGCATCATCTTTTCCATCTTTTGGTGCAAGTTTATGTGGGCTACTTCTGCCATCTCTTGAAGCTACATAAGGATCAACACCAATTTTTTTTGCCTCTATAGCAAACTGCTTTACAAATGCTTCTGTATTGCCCTTTAATTCTGCTAAACCTTTTTGTGCTTCTAAAGACATTCTTTTAAATATATCTGCTGCTTGATCACCAGTTAGTTTAAGACTTTCTAGCGCTGCAGGACTAATGTTAAACTCTGAGTTGAAATTGTATGGATTCTTTTTTTTACCAAGAAGCCCAAGCACTCTAGTTTTATAGGATGGACGCTTTTTGGTCCCTTTTTTATTTGAAACATAAGACTCACTTGTTAACGCAACTCTTTTACCACGAACACCACCAACATCTGGTTCTGTAACAGTAGTAATAGTTTTCATTTTTTCGTGTGCTTTTTTTACGTCTTGATTAACTTCGCCAACTTCTCTATAAGCTGTTTCAATTAGTTCACTTACCTCTGCCTCTGTAAGATCTACTTTACCCCCAAGTTTAGCAAAACCTCTTTGAATTGCTTCTGTAATTTGTTGATTAGCAAGCTTAAAATCCTCAACAGATTTTCCACTCATATCAAACTGTCTCTGTAATTCAATATCTCTTATTGGTGCAAAATCTTTTCCTAGCAGATTTTCTTTTAATCTTGCTACGCTAACTTTTCCTTGTTTATCTAAGTCTCTATTTACATCGGAAAGCAATGCAACAACCTGATTATCAAAAACTGTAAACATTCTTGTTGTGCCATTTTGAATTTTTCCAACAAGTCTTGTTACCCTATCTAGAACACTTTTTTCAGCTCCTTCAAATAATTTAATTAATTCTTCTCCACTTATTTGTTTTTTTGAACCAAAATGTGAAACATCCATTCCCCCAGGTAGGATTACTTTTTTACCTGTGCTTTTACCTTTCTCACCTGTGCTCTTGACTTTTTTTGTTTTTCCAAATTCATACCCAGGAATCCTATCAGCAATCATCGCATTGATAATGCCACCATACTTTTTACTCATTGCTGTTGGTATTACTGTTTCTCCAGGCATTAGGAGTGCTAGTTCTGAATCTTTATTTCCTGTACCGCCGACTGTTACTGGTTTTCCACCTGCAAACTTTTTGATTGGTCCACGAGTAAGTGGTGGAGCAACTGGGACAAATTGTGACTGAGCAGCAATTGCTCTTTGATATGCTCTAGTTAGTGCATTAACTGCCGATGCCTCAGATGTAAATGTTTGTGCAAGCTTAACATGTACCTGATCAAGTGATGCTGCAACTGCTGCTGCATTTCTTTGTTCAGTAGTCATATACTTGACTTCAGTTCCTAATGTTGCAGTTGACTGTCCAGTTTTATTAAATAGTGTTTTTAAAAATGTAAAACCTTTGATTATATTTGCAATACCATTAGCAAGCAAGCCAAATGTCATCAAAAATACTGGACCAAGACCTGCAATTACTGCAGTAATAGTAACTATAATTTTTTTAGTATTATCACTTAGGTTATTAAATTTTTCTATAATTTTTGTTATAAATTCAGCAATTGGTGTTGCTGCCTTTAAAAATTCTTCTCCTAGTGGAACAAGTGCTACCTTTAAACTTTCAACGGCACCCTTAAATTTGTTCATGGCAGATTCTGAGGTCATGCCTAATTCTTTTTCTGATAGTGATGCAAGCTCTTGTATTGATGCTCCAGCTAAGTCAAGAACACGAGATGCCTGAGTTCCTTCTTTTGTTACGTTTGCAAACAATGTAGAAAGACGAGAAAATTGGAACTTTCCAAACATTTGTTCAATTGCTTGTGCTCTATTAAGAGGGTCAAGCTGATTTAATGCTGTTGCAAACTCAATAACAGTTTTCTTTAGATCACCCTTATTATCTACAACAATTTTCTTTGCATTAATTCCAAAACTTAAAAGCATATCATTTGCTTTTCCAGTTGGGTTAATTAAAGATGCAAGACCAGACTTAAGTGCGTTAGCACCTTCTGAAGCATTGATTCCACCTTCCTTCATTGCAGTCATAAGGAATGCTAAGTCTTTAACGTCTCCACCAAGTTGTTGAACGATTGGAGCTGCTTTTGGAATAGCAGTTGATATATCATCAAGTGATAATACTGTTTGGTTTTCTACTGCGTTAAGAAAGTCAATTGATTCCGCAAGATTTTCAGAAGACATTGCAAATGCATTCTGCAATGAAATTGTTGTTTCAAGTGCTTTTTGACTTTCAACCTGACCAAGAATAGAGAGTTTGGTTGCTGCTGCAGTTTGTCTTTGTAGATCAAGTCCTTTAAAACCTGCTGCTGCAGCTTCTGCTGCTAAACCAACAGTAGTTGAAACTGCAATTCCATATTTTGTAAACTCTTTACCAAGTTCTTGAATATCTTTTAATGCCTGCTGTGATTCTCCAGTTGGTGTAAATAAGTCACCATATACCTTCTTAAATCTAATTGCTTGGGTTTCCATATCCATAAATGTTTTGGAGGCAGCAGAACCAAGAGCAATAAGAGGCAAAGTAAAACCAACCATAAGCTGGCGTCCTGCCCATTGTGTATTTTTACCAAAGTTTAGAAGATTGGTTGACCCTTGTTTTAAAAGTTGATTTAATAATGCTTGCTTTTCAGAGGCAATCATTGTCTTTGTTGCCAGGTCATTCATATCAAGAGATAGAGGTCTAACAGCAATTGACTTCATTGCTCCGCTAGCATCACGGCCTAGACGTATATATTGTGTTTGTAAATCTTTTACATTTTCTCTTGCTACTTTGTTTATAGTGTCAAACTCAGTTTTAAAAAGTCTACCGAAAGTTTTTGATGCACCACCAGCATATCTAAAGTATTCTCCTAGTGAGAATTTATTTTTTTCTAAGCTACTAGTAAAAGACTCAGTAGTAGTCTTTATTGTTTTTATTCCTGCTGAAAACTTACCAGTAGCATTTATTGAATTAATTAATGTTTGCTGAAGCTGGGCAGAGACCGCATTAGCTGCGGCTCCACCCTTAGCCATTGAGCTGTGAAAGGCTGATATCTGTCTCTGTAAGTTTTTGATACTGGCAAGTGCCTGAGTAGCATCAATACTTACTTGAATATTGGACTGAACATCAGCCATTCACTATACCTCTTTATTTAGTTATTATTCGTTACCGCTGAATATTGTTGCTGCATCAGAAATCTTAATTCCTGAAGCTACTTCAACAATCTCATA